AAATCTTTGCTGTGCTGCCGTCGTGGCAATTTGCCACGACGGGGATTGCAGCGATGTAGGAAAGCTCGACGGCCAGCGAGGGGATCATGAGCGAGGCGAAGTTCGAAAGCGCGATCAGAAAACGGCAGGCGCAGGAAGCAAAGGAAAAAAAGCGACAGGCCCGCGACAAGCGATCCCGCGAAGCGGCGCGCGCGCGGGTTTTTGCCGCAGCGGCATCGAATAATCGGCCGGATGTCTCCCAATGCGACGACATCGACATCAAGCGCGTCATCGATCCGAGCGAGGGCGAAGAACTGGTCCATGTCGGCAAAGGACCGCCGCTGCGCATGGTTAATCCGAACGCGAAGGAACGGCTGCGCGTGGTTTCATTGCGTGACGATCCGGTCGGACAGATGGCGCGGCGCGGACAACTTGGCAGCGACGCGGCACAATGCAATCTTCGCCTTGCTGCGGCGCGCGAATGGCAGCGCTTGCACGAAGCCGCCGAGGTGGGCACCTTGCGCGGCAAAGACCCGACTTATGAAGCCGTCGATGGAGGCCGCTTCACTCCCCCCGACTCCGCGTCGCGGCTCGATGCGATCAAACAACTCGGCGCATTATCGCGTGTCCTCGGTATTCGTAGCGAGAATTTGATTCGCCGCGTGCTCGGACAAAAGTTCACGGTCAAGCAGGTCGTCGCCATGGATGGGTTGTTGGGTGGGACGAAGACTGCGCAGGAAAAAATACTCGACGCCTATTTGCAACGTTTTCGCGAAAGCCTCGATGATATGGCGACGGCATTTCATATGGTGGCCGAGGGCCGGGGGCCACGCCGCGAGCGCGATCGTTTCGACGATAGCGCCCATTATTCGTTCAGCCCGACCCTTCACGAGGCTGTGCAGCGGGCCAAGCGGGCGTCTTGAGAGGGGGGGGGGGGTTGAGTCAGGAATCAGGCAGTGGCGATTCGTGTCACTTGCAGCGCCTCGGGAAATCCGGGGCGCTTTGCATTTGAGGGTTGGGCTGATGGGCTGTCGTTGTGGCGAACGCACCGAAGCGCTGCGGCGCGCGGTCATTGCCGGCGCTCGCGGCGATATCCGCGCCGTGACCCGCGAAGCGGAATTCGTCGGCCGCACCCTGCGCGAGGATTTGCGCTCCGGCGCTCTGGCCCGCGCCGCGCAGCAGCGCTTGAGCGTTTTGCGCCTCGGGCGGCGATGATTAAATGTTTCACAGCGGCGCTGAGTCGACGTCGAGTAAAGTTGCCCGGTCATCACAACTCGAAATCACGGTCGATACCAAGAATTTCGACCGCATGGCCGCGATTTTCGCCATGCTCGGCGCCGACATCAAGCCGGCGCTGTCGCGCGCGCTCAATCACACCGGCGACAAGACGCGCACTCAGGTGGCGCGTGCGCTGGTCAGACAGACCGGCATCAAATATGGCCGCATCCGGCAAGCGCTACGCACTATCGGCGCTAATGTCGGCCGGTTGGTCTACACCATCGAAGCCCGCGGGCCTTACCTGGGGCTGGAGGAGTTCTCCCCCCGGCAGACCGCCAAGGGGGTCTCGGCCGCCCCTTGGGGCAAGCGCCAGGTATTTCCGCATACCTTTCTCCTCAGGACCGCACACTTTAATGGCGTCTACGAGCGCACCTCGCCGGCGCGTTATCCGCTACACCGGCTGTGGGGGCCGGCTATTCCGGTCGAGATGATCAAAGATCAATCGAAAGCCGCCTTCGAGCGCACCGTGGATGCGGAACTACCGGCCCGCATCGACCACGAGATCAGCGTCATTCTCTCCGGGGCGGCCAAGCCCTAGCGGGTCCTTCCCCGCCCCAAAGCCAAGCGCCCCCGCAGCGGCCCGGAATTCCGCTAGCAAAACCTTGTCAATCCTGGGTCAATGGTGTCAACGCTCTCAACGGCTGCGGTCAACGCCAGGCCCGATCCGGCGCTGTTGCTCTCGGTCTCGGCGTTGGCGCGCCGGCGCGGGCGCGACAAGGCGCTGGTGTCGCGCCAGGTCACGAAACTCGTCGGCGCGGGCAGACTCTCGACCTATGCCGGGGAGCGCGGCGAGAAGCTCGTCAACTTCGTCGAATTCGAGCGCGCGCTGGGCGAGACGGTCGACGGCGTCAAGGAGCAGGCCGCAGCCACGGCGCGGCTGTTCCGCGACGATCCGGCGCCGACCGAAACCGCCGGCGCCGACGACAATTCGCTGGCCTCGGCGCAGCGTCGCAAGCTCTTGGTCGAAACCGAGCTGCGCAATTTCGAGCTGCTCGAACGCCGCGGCCAGCTTCTGCCGATCGGCGAGATCAACAAACAGATCGGCGCCGCCGGCGACGCCCTGGTGCAATTGCTCGATCGCCTGCCGCTACGCGCCGCCGAAGTGGCGGCGGCCACCGCGAAAGACGGTGAAATCGGCGTGCGCGCGCTGCTCAAGAGCATCGCCTTCGAGCTGCGCGCCGGCATCGCCGAGATCTGGGAAAAATTCGAGGCCGAAGGGCTCGCCGAGGAGGCGGCCGGCCCGATCGCCGTCGAGCTAGCCGAGGAGACGGCCTGATGCAGCTCTTGGTGGCGCGCTCGGCCAAGGCCGTGGTGTTCGGCACGCTCGCCCGCCACATCAAGCCGTCGCCGCCGATCGCGCCCTCGGCATGGGCGGCCGAAAACGTCGTACTTCCCGACGGCGAATATGCCGGCGAGCGCATCGACCTGACGCGCACGCCGCATATCAGTGAGCCGCTCGATCTGCTCGGCCCGGATTCGCCGCACAACGAAATCGCGGTGATGAAATCCGGGCAGACCGCCTTCACCACCATGCTGCTCTGCCTGATCGGCCACTCGATCGACCGCGATCCCTGCGACATGGTCGTGGTGCAGCCGACCGACGCGGCGCTGACCAAGTTCAATTCGATCAAGCTCGGCCGGCTGATCGAAAAAAGCGCAGCTCTGACGCGCAAGGTATTTCCGCAGACCTCGCGCTCCTCGCGCGGCTCGTCGACCTACGAGAAGAAGTTTCCGCGCGGCTCCTTGAACCTGTTGTTGGCCTCGTCGCCGGCCGATCTGCGCATGCTGACGGTCAAGAAGGCGTTCTGCGACGAGGTGGACGAATATGAGGATGATCTCGACGGCCAGGGCGATCCCTTGAGCCTGGTCGCGCGCGGCCAAAAATCCTTCGTCGCCTCGGGCACCTGGAAGCGCGCCTATGTCTCGACGCCGACCGTCGAGGGCGCCTCGAAAATCGCGGAGAAGCACGAAGCCGGCGACCAGCGCCGCTGGCACGTCGAGTGTCCGCTCTGCCGAAGCCGCATCGTGCTCGGCTGGAACGCGCCGTTCGATCCGTCGAACTGGGGTCTGAAGTTCAACAAAGAGTTTCCCTTCGCCGCCCATTACGTAGCGCAATGCTGCGGCGGCATCATCGAGGGCTGGCAGAAGGTCGCGGTCTATCTGACCGGCCGCTGGCAGGCGACCAACCCCGGGCCGGGCCGCTATCCGTCCTATCATTTCGACGAAATCTCGGCGCCGTTCTCGACCTGGGACGGCATCGCCAAGGATTTCGTCGCCGCCGGCAACGATCCGGCCAAGCTCAAGACGTTCTGGAACCTGACCCTCGGGCTGCCGTTCGACGTCGCCGGCGACGCGCCGGACGATCAGTTGCTGATGCAGCGCCGCGAGGACTACAAGCCCGGCACGGTGCCGGCCGGCGCGCTATTGGTCTCGGTCAGCGCCGACGTACAGATGCGCGGCATCTATGTCGAAGTCGTCGCCTGGGCGCCCGACCAGCAAAGCTGGACCATCGTCGCCGACTATCTCGACGGCGCCACGACCGAGGTCGACCAGGGCGCCTTCGCCGAACTATCGAAGCTCTATGCCCGGCAATGGCCGACGGCCTATGGCGGCACCATCCGCGCCGACGAATTTCTGGTCGATTCCGGTTATCGCACCGATGTCGTCTACGAATGGACGCGGCGCCATCCCGGCACCAAGGCGACCAAGGGCGACGACGGCTGGTCGAAGGTGCCGCTCGGCGTCGCCACCGACCAGGACGTCGATTACCGAGGCCGCCGCATCAAGGGCGGCGCCAAGCTGCGCAACGTCGGCACCTGGCCGCTGAAATCGAAGTTCTACACCTATGCGGCGCTGACCCCGATCGCGCAGGGCTCGGCGCTGATCTATCCGCCGGGCTTCTGCCACTTCGGCCGCTTTCTCGACGAGAACTACTTCAAGCAGATCACCTCGGAATATCTGCAGGACGAGACCTATCGCGGCCGGGTCCGCAAGGTGTGGAAGCTGCGCGGCAATCGCGACAATCATTGGCTCGATTGCCGGGTGCTCAATCTCGCCGCCGTCAACGCCTATTTCGCGAGCTTCACCGCCGACGACTGGGCGGCGCGCGCCAAGGAGCGCGGCATTCCGGCCGACCTCAAGGCGCCGGATCTGTTCACGCCGCGGGAGTTTCAATCGCCCGCGTCCGCTTCACGCGCGGGTGATGGGGCGGAAGGCGCCTCCGCCGCGGTGCCTTCTGCTCCAGCTCCGCAGCGCATGCCGGACATTTACGATCGCTTGACCGAGTTGAACAAAGGCGTGTGAGCCATGGCTGTGCCGACATCGCTTCCGGATCGGCTCACTGCGGCCATGAACGCGCGCCATCTGCTCATTACCGGGACGATGGCCGTCGAGGTCGAGGTCGCCGGCGGCATGCGGGTGACTTTCACGCCGGCCAATCGCGAGGCGCTGGAGAGCTATATCTCCGAGCTGCAAGCGCAGATCAACGGCACGCAAATTCGCGGCGCGCTCGGCTTCATCTTCTAGCGCGGGGCCGCCGAAAATGTCCGTCGCCCCGTCGGCCAACCCGCTGCGCTTCTGGGAGGACAGCGGTTCGGCCGCGACGCCCTCCGCCAACGTGACCGGTATCCCGCCGAGCGGCGGCAGCGCCGACCCGGCCTACAAGAGCGCGTCGCTCTTGACGCAGGAAGCCTACGCATGGCGACCGCCGATCACATCGGCGGACAGCGCGACGCTTTACGAGCGCAACCTCTCCGGCCAGCGCGTCGCCGATCTGTTGCGCAACGACCCGCACGCCCGCGCCGGCGCGACGCGGCTCACCGACATGCTGGTCGGCGCCGGCCTTCGCGTATCGCCGACGCCGATGGCCTCGGCGTTGGGTCTCGATCCGAAGAAAAAGCGCGACCGGCGCGCGTTGCAGGACCTTTCGCTCGCGATCAAGAGCGAGTGGAAGCTATTCGCCGAGGATCCGCGCCGCACCAACGATGCGCAACGGCGGCTATCGTTCTCCGGCCAATGCCGGCTGTTGGCGCGTACGTATGCCACCCGCGGCGAATGCACGCACTATCTCGACTGGCGCAAGGAGCCGGGGGTTCGCTACGCCACTTGCGTCCGCACCGTCGATCCCGACCGGCTTTCCAATCCCTATGGCCGTGCCGACGGCCCGAAGCTGCGCGGCGGTATCGAATACGACGATCGCGGCACGCCGATCGTCTATCATCTGCGCCAGGCGCATCTCGCCGACTGGTTTAATTCACTGGCCGCCAGCAAATGGGAAGCTATCCCTCGCGTGACCGCGTGGGGGCGACCGGTTTTCGTGCATGCCTTCGAGCCGGACCGCGAGGACCAGTCGCGCGCCATCACGCCGTTTGCGTCGCTGATGACGCGGCTGCGCATGATCACCAAGGCCGGCGATCTGGAACTAGCGAATTCCGCGGTCAATGCGCTGTTCGCCGCCTTTGTATCGTCGAATCTCGCCGTCGCCGATGCCGCCCAGGCGATGACGGTCGAGCAATCGCTCAAGGCCTATGATCGCCGCTTCGATTACTACGCAAAAAATCCGCCGACCATCAACGGCGTGCGGATGCCGATCTTGCCGCCGGGCGACGAGATCAAGCTCAATTCCAATCCGCGACAGAATGCGGCCTATCACGCTTTCCAGACCGCCTTTCTGCAATCCATCGCCGCCGCGCTCGGTATTTCGTACGAGCAGCTGTCGATGGACTGGTCGAAGGTCAATTATTCGTCGGCGCGCGCCGCGCTCAACGAAGTATGGCGGCATATCCAGGCGCTGCTCGACGCCTTCATCAACCAAGCCATCGTGCCGATCTATTTCGGCGTCATCGAAGAGGCGTTCGATCGCGGCTACATTACGGCGCCGAAAGGGGCGCCGGGTTTCGACGACGTTCCCGCCGCGTACCTGGCGGCGCGCTGGATCGGACCGGGCCGCGGTTATGTCGATCCGGTCAAGGAAGCCCAGGGCGCCTCGCTGCGCATGGCCGCAATGACATCGTCGCTCGAGCGCGAATGCGCCGAGATGGGCCTGGACTGGCACGAGAACCTCGATCAGATCGCCTACGAAGAAGAAGAACTGCGCGCCCGCGGCTTGGTTCGTGCGGTCGCATCGAGCGGCACTATCGCCAACGATCCAAGCGACGACGACGGCGAGAAGTCCGGGGCACGGCAGGCCGGCGATGGTGAAGGTAAGGACGCCGCATGATCGAGCTTCGCCACGTCGCGGCGCGGTTTTACAACCGCCCGCTCCTGTTGACGCCGTCGAGCGCGGAAACGATCAGCGCGGTGTTGTTTGCTCGCGTCAAGGGCGGTGCCGCTGCGGCGCCTGGTGCGGGCGCCGGCTTGGGCGGTGTCGAGCACGACGCCGGCTCCAGCGTTCACGCTTTCGCTCCGACCGAAAAGCCCGACGGCTCGGCCGAATTTCATTCGGCGCGGGCCTCGCGGTTTTACGGCGAATACGCAAAAGACGATCAGGGGCGTCCGACGCCCTATCGGCGCACCGCGGACGGGACGGCGATTCTGACGCTGGTCGGCGAATGGGTGAATCGCGGCGCCTGGGTCGGAGCGTCGAGCGGGCTGATTTCTTACGAGGGTTTCAGCTATCAGATGCGCCGCGCCGCGGACGATAGCGACGTGCGCGCCATCTTGTTGGATATCGAAAGCCCCGGCGGCGAAGCTGTCGGCGCCTTCGAAGCGGCGGCTGTGGTGCGCGCTGTCGCGGCGGTCAAGCCGGTCACAGCGTTCGTCAACGGCATGGCGGCGTCGGCGGCCTACGCCATCGCTTCGGGGGCGAGCCGCATCGTAACGATACCGACCGGCCTCAGCGGCTCGATCGGTGTGGTGCTTATGCATCTCGATTTCTCCAAATGGCTCGAGGACGAGGGCATCAAGCCGACGCTTATCTTCGCCGGCGACCGCAAGGTCGACGGCAATCCGTTCGAACCGCTGCCCAAGAACGTGCGTGCGGAACTGCAGGCGGAAGTAGCTGGTTTTTATGGCCAATTCGTCGAAACCGTCGCCGCCGGTCGTGGGCTTTCCTCCGAAAAAGTCATTGCCACCCAGGCCCGTGTTTTCAAAGGCGATGAAGCCGTTGCGGCCGGTCTCGCCGATGCCGTCGGGACCTTTGAGAGCGTTCTTTCCGAAATGCAAACCGCCCGCACCGGGCGAACAACGGGAGTTCACATGAACGACAAGACCGGCGCCGCCGCAGCCGCCAATGCGGCCATCAATCAAGCCGATCACGATAGCGCGATCGAAAAAGCCACTGCTTCGGCCGCCGGTGCGGCGAAGACGCGGATCAATACGATCCTTTCCGCCAAGGAAGCCGCCGGCCGCGGCCTTCTTGCCCATCATCTCGCCTTCGATACCGACATGGCCGCCGACGCGGCGATCGCGCTGCTCGGTAAGGCGCCGAAGGAAGCGGCCGAAAAGGCCTCCCGGCTCGACGGTGCCGTGCCGCAGCCGAAGCTCGATTCCGGCGAGACGCGGCTCGACAGCGAGACCATTGCCGCGCGCTGGGACGCCGTCGTCGCTAAGATCAACAAAGAAACCGCTGCGGCATCGGGGCGCCGGTCCTAAGCACCGCTCTGCCATAGCCTTCCTGAAACTCCCGTTTTCCCTATTTCCGCGAGGACCCCATGACCACGCTCACCGAAACCGTGCATCCCGGCGCCTTCATCATCGCCGAGGCGCCGCATGAACACTGCCGCGACTCCATCACGGTCGCCACATCGCAGACCATTGTTGTCGGCGCTGCACTCGGCCGCCGCGTTGCTTCGGCGGCGCTTGCCTCCGCCACGTCGAGCGCCGCCGCCGACGCCGGCAATACCGGCAACGGTACTTTCACGCTCGACGCCACCACGCCGGTGGCGCAAGGCGCGAAAGACGGCAATTACCGCATCGTCAATGAGCTGGTTGCGACCAACAGCGGCGAATTCGTTGTTTACGACCCTTCCGGCATTCTGCTCGGCCGCGTCGCGGTCGGCGCGACCTTCAACAATCAAATCAAATTCGTCATCGCCGATGGTGCTTCCGACTTTACGATCGGCGACGCCTTCACGGTCACGGTCGGCATTGCCGACACCAGCTACGAATATACCGCGCTCAATCTGTCGGCGACCGACGGGACGCAGAACGTCGCAGGTCTCGCGGTTTATCCGGTGACCACCACGTCGGCGACGGCGAAGATCGCCGGCCTGGTGCGCGGCCCGGCCGATGTTCGCTCGAGCGACCTGACTTGGCCGAGTGGCGCCACTGCCGCGCAGATCGCCGAGGGGCTTCGCGCCCTCGAACGCCTCGGCATCGTCGCGCGCTGAGGCTTCCGTTCACCCGGCCGCGCTTCGGCCTTGGAGGAGCTTCCCGCTCCCCGTTCAACGCAAGGGAATAAGTCGCCATGTCCGACAGTCTCTCTCTCGACATCTTCAATCAAGACGCATTCAGCGCGATCTCGCTGTCGGCCGCGGTTGACAAGATCGACTATGTGCCAAACTTTCTCGACTCCATGCCGGGCCTGTTCGAACAGGACTCGGTCCGCACCGAGCAGATCTGGATCGAGGAACGCTCGACCGGCGCCGTGGTGCTGCAAACCTCGCCGCGCGGCACGCCGCCCAAAAACGAAGGCATGGATATCCGCAAGGCGCG